GTAAAACCATTGCTATATTGTTCTTGTAACCATAAAAAATGTTTTTCGTTTCTTTGGCTCCGCCTACACGCCCAAGCCCTGTCATAGCAACCAACACCTATGTATTGTCGGAAGCCGTTTTCAGGATCAACATGAGAGTAGACATAGTATGTTTTGTCTGTCATCATTTTCCTTCTTCTAGTTCAATCAGTTTTTCAAGATAGTGTTTTGCTTTGCGTAGGTCTTCTACGCCCCCCTTCTCTTTCCAGCGGGACACGTATTTTACACAGTTTCCTGTGAAATAGCAAAGGTTATTTGCATAAATATAGTCCCAAGGTTGGATTTCTTTGTCACGATAGTGACTCCCTGCCACCTGTTTCGTGTTTGCATCCTCTGAATGAATACTTTTGATGTACTCCTCAATTTGCTGTGCTGTCGATTGTGCCATGTGATCCATACTTTTTCTCCAAATATTCAATGCTCAGGAGCATTTCGTCAAAATGACCATCTTCAACCTCGTTCATTACCAGCAAACCACGCCAGTGCCGATTCGATAGTTGATCCATATAGCTCTCATCATGCAGATAGTAAGAACCCACGACCACAGCAGTAATAGGACGACCATCTGCTCTTTTTCCATAGGCAATTTGCTTACCTTGCTGGTGACCAGCCACACAAGACATATGTAGCTTAGAAATGATAGCGGCAGGAGAAGCCGCAGGTCTGCCCATTGCACCGACAGGCCAATAATGGTTGAAACCAACACCATTAATGAAGACAGGATGAAGGAACGCATGGACTTCCCAATCTTTCTCGTACTCTAGGTCTTTTGTGGAAATAAGCCCCTCAAGCATAGGATTGTTGTTCACAGCCCGATCAATACGGTTCTCATGGTTCCCCAGAGTCAGTACCATTCGTGGCTTATAAACCTTCTCCTTGTTCTTGCGCTGGCGTGTCTGTAGGTCTTTGAGAGGCGCTAGAAGCATTTCCATAGCCTTCTTGGTGATGTCTACGTCCTTCTGGTAGCGCAGTCCCTCAAAGTACTTAGAGCCTTTAATATCGTGGCTGCTGAGGCTTGGCATATCAGCAAAGTCCCCAATGTTCACGACAACATCCGGCTTGTATTCACAGATGGCCTCTCCAGCCCATGTTAGATGCTGGAGAGGGACACCTTCCTTGACTTGACAATCAGGAATTACGAGTATTCTCATCGGCTTTGTCTTCCTCGGTTGTGTCGAGTTCTTCTTCGTCTAAGAACCATTCCATACACTCGTCATCATCGGATTCAAAGCTCTGGTATGGGAACAACTCATCGTGCATAATATCAGCCATTTTCTCAAACACTTCTTGGCTCATTTCACGCCCAACAGCCTTGGTCATAGCCTCATTGTTGGTTGGCAGAGCTACGCTGTAGTACACACGGGGACGAATATCGTAGCCGTAGACTTCCTCCAAGAAGATCAGGAAATGTTCTACAACGTTTGTCCACGTATCTCCCTCTTGGAAATTCAGGCTCAAAGTCTTTTTGACTTGCGGATAATTCTCCGATGGTTCAAAGTTATCAATATATCCGAATGTGTATTCAACGGTCATCGCCACTACCTCCAATTTGGTTACGATCAAAACGATCCTGAAGTTTACGAATGTTCATTTCTGCGATGACAGCCAGAGGGATGTCAAACTGTTTTGCAATCACAGCGATGAACCACAGACAATCCCCCAACTCTTTAGCCATGTCTTCCCGTAACTTTGAGTTATCACGGAATGGCCCGTCTCGCAGAAACTTAGCATGAACTCCACAAACCTCTCCAGCCTCAGCCGCTAGGCCGGGAATGAGGTACATCATACCTCGTGCTGTAGGCAAGGCAAACCCGTCTGCTCGTGCCTGATACTCATCAAACCCCATTTAGAACCTCCTCCAATGATGGATACAAGTCAAAGATGATACCACGACATTGCTCGGCTACGTCACGATGTTCCTTTTGTGTTGCGTTGTCACAACGGATGTCGATATAATGTAGCCAGCTTCGTAGAGTACCGTTCATGTACAGGCGACTCATAGTCAAACCTTCAGGCAACAGTTTACGAGCAACCTCTTTGGCGATGCCCTTGGCGATGGCTGATTCGTACATAAACTTAGCATCGGTGAGAACACGGTTTTGAGCGCCTTCCCACCAATACATCAGTTGACGGTCATCTGTCGATAAACTGTTCTGTCGGTTCTTCTCGTCCTGCATACGGCACTCAGACATTATGAAAGAGTCTGAGACAGCATACCGTTGAGAGAACTCTTGGAACGAGAAGCTACGATGACGGAGAACCTGTCGTGCAATATCTCTGGTTGTTTCAATCTCCATGCAGACATTGACCATTTCAAAAGGACTCCAGTGCTTGTTTTTAACCAAGTACTTGAGAAGTTTTGAAGCCGTCTCCGGGTTGTTCTGGTTCTTTGGGTTGCTCACCCTCGCCATGTACGCCACTAGTTCCTCTCCCTGCGGAGTTCCCCAAACTAGCTTTACCTTCGACAAACTCTGGATCATTTTTCTGTCCTTCTAAAACTGCCTTTTCTAGCATTGTGATTAAGCCATAACGAATCAACTGTGCCTGTTCTTGGGCCGTCAGATCAATGTGATAATCTGCTGACCCGTCTTCGTTCTCTCTAATCAGGTTTAGTTCCATTACGATACTCCTTGATGAAATACTCTGCGTCCATGACTGCCAGAGGTTTACAACCATTCTGTTTGATGAAGACAATCGGCTCGTGAGTCCCGTGTGAACAGGCTTGATTGTAGAAGTCATACACAGCGATTCGTGCGTAGCTCTTACACTCAATCTGCCACGGATACACCTTACGTGCGGCAGGAGAGAGCATTACGTCCTCCCCTCCTGCACCCATAGATGTGCTCTTGATGTCGTCGCCTTCAAGCTCTTGTGCTGCGTGTTCCAACAACCTAGCAGCTACCCATTTCTGGAGGTTTCGTCCCTTAGCTTTTGCTGATGATGTTTTCACTGTCTTGTTTTCTCGTATTGGTGAAGTAAAGCACCGAAGGCATCGGTGAATTCTTCATCGTGTTGAAGTTTCCCCATTGTGAACATGATCGCATGAACCAACTCGTGACAAAGGGTTTGGTCTGTCATTTGTTTGCTCATCCCCGCTTTGATCGTGATTTCTTGCGTTGCGGGGTTGCAGAGTCCGTACTCGCTGATGTCGTTTGAGTACTTGACTCGCCATTCGAATCCTGCAAGTTCAAAGGAGGTGACCAGACCTGCTGAGGGGTTCTTAGGAGCCATAAGAGCCTCGCATTTTCGATAACTCTTGCTTCGTCTCCATTGTAGGCTTTGAGACACGCATCATATAATTCCTTCTCTGTTTTACAGTCCTGAAGAATCTTTGCTGCCTTGACAGGGCCGATGCCCTTTAGCCCGACAACATTATCAATCCTATCACCAGTCAGAATCTGTGAGTAGAAGCTCACAAGTCCCTGCCAGTTGGTAACATAGTATTTCTCTTTCTTGACAAAGTTGTAGTGCCAACCTTCCAGTTGGTCTAGGTCTTTATCAATCGAGCAAATCCAGTAGTTACCTTCCTGCGCTTTGATGGCGATAGCGTCATCAGCTTCCATGCCGTCCACCAGCGTGGCCCCAAGCCGCACAAGATGCTCTCGGATGGCGTGATAGTGTTTAGGCTTGGCAACCTCTTTGCGGTTACCTTTGTAAGGTGCAGTGACTGCAATGTCCTTCCTGAAGTTGTTGGCTCCAGTGATGTAGGCCATGTAGTCGTCGCACTCTAGATCGTTATAAACAATCTCTAGCACGACTTCCTTGACCCTAGCAAGGGCAACTTGCTCAGTCTCATCCTCGGACGCAAACCCGATACGATATGTAAGGATGTCTGCGTCCAAGAGAGCTACTTTAGGTAGTTCAGAAGGGGACATCTTCCTCTACTTCTTTAGCGTCAGGAACATAGGTCTTAACCTCTGTAACCTTGATCTTCTGAATAGAAGGAGCGTTACCATGCTTTGCAGACAGCTTGTGCTTGTATGCGGACACGATAGCGATGCACTTCGATCCGTTACCCAAAGCATCCACTTCGATATTCTTACCATCCGGGCCTTCCGGCTTGAACAAGTACTTGCTCTTGGCAACGATGAAGTTACCCATAGACTCTTTGTACTTGACTTTGATGCCAAGAGAGGTCAGTTGTGCAATGTCATTATCGCTGATGTTACCAATGGTACACTCGTAACGGTCATTGGCCTCGTTGAAGGCAGTATTAAACTGACTCATCCACTTGCACCAAAACAGTTCACCAGTAATTTTCACGGTTTTCAGATCACTCATTTTCAATTCCTTTGAAAGTTAAAAAAACGCTGTCTTTCCAGCAGTCACTGTAGAAAGCGAAGGGGTTCTTCGCCGTCTGCAATTTTGTCAATGTAGTCCAGAGCAGCATATAGTACCATGTATACGTGTTCTAAACTCAGTGTGTTGCTATAATACAACATAAAATCATTTTCGTTGAGTTCGATAACGATTTTACCTTCCTCGATCTTGTCAGTGTGTTTCTCGCCAGTTGTT